AAGAGGTTTGCTTTTATTGTTATGCAGATCGAATAGAAGTTAAAAACTATTTTGACTTTGACCAATCTAATGAATATTGGTTAGATCAATACACAATGACAATAGAAAACTTTTTTAAATATTTAGATCAATTACCAAAAGGTTTTCATCACTTTGCAGAATGTACTAATGGGGAGGTGCAGTAATGAAACTAACTCATGAACAAATCCTAGAGTGTTACTCAGGGGTTAAATCTGGACAATGGACAGACCCAGAAGTAAGAGAAGAATTAATTAAAAGATTTGAGTCTTACTTAATTGAATATCACTATCGAACAAACAAGTCATGAACTTTATGGAAGAGATCAACAAAGAAACTCAAGCCATGCTGAAACAGATCAGCATTAGAAAAGCTGAGAAGACAGCCAACGCAACCAAGCGTATAGCTGAACTAAAAAAACTTATTAAATTCTGGGAGCAAGACTTATGAAGTGCGAGAAGTGCGGAGGTCTTGAGATCAAAGTTCGTGAAACTATTTATAGAAAAGCTGAACAGAC